GGGCTGATCCGGTGGTCGGATCAGGAAAACGCTGCCAACTGGACTCCTTCGGCGCTATCACAGGCCGGCTCTTTGCGGCTGTCCAGCGGCTCGGCGATTCAGGCGGTTGCCCAGGTGCGCCAGGAATTTCTGGTCTGGACAGACACGTCGATCTACTCCCTGCAATACCTCGGCCCTCCGATTGTGTGGGGGTCGCAGTTGCTCTCCACGAACATCTCTATCGTGAATGATAGGGCGTGGAGTAACGCGGCAGGCGTCACCTACTGGATGGGGAACGACAAGTTCTATATGTACGACGGGCGCGTGCAGACTCTCATCTGCGACCTACGCCAGTACATTTTTAGCGACTTTAATTACGAACAGGCAGAGCAAGTTTTTTGTTCTACCAATGAGCAGTTCACCGAGATTTGGTGGTTCTACTGTTCCGCCAACTCTACGACGATTGATCGCTACGCCATCTATAACTACGCCGAGAAAGTGTGGTACTACGGCACGATGGCGCGTACCGCGTGGATTGACTCCAGTATCGCTTCGACCCACCCGATAGCGGCAGACTACAACAGTCGTCTATTGAACCACGAAGTCGGCGTAGACGACAACGCGACCAACGTCACGCAGCCGATTGAAGCGTACATCACTTCATCGCAGTTCGACATCGACGACGGACATAACTTCTCGTTCATCTGGCGCGTACTGCCCGACGTTAACTTTACAGGGTCTACGAACGGCAACCCGACGATGTACTTGACCCTGCTGCCCCTGCAAAACTCGGGCTCGGGCTACAACAACCCGGAGTCTGTCGGCGGGACCAACGTCGGCACCGTGGTGCGGTCTGCGACGATCCCTGTCGAACAGTACACCGGCCAAGTCAACACCCGCGTGCGTGGGCGGCAGATTTCCATCAAGGCGTCTTCGAACAGCCTCGGAACCCAGTGGCAACTCGGTGCGGTTCGGATTGATACGCGGCCTGATGGCAGGAAAAGCTGATGAGTATCTGGGCGAACGTCGTCAAGCGGTTCAAGGCGCCTTCACTGCCGAAGCCGCAGCCTGAGTACGACCGTGCGTACTTCGACGCTCTGGTCAACATCTTGCGGCTGTACTTCAACCAACTAGATAACCTACTAGAGCAAATCGTGACCGCACAGCCTGTTAGCGTTAACTTTTACGGCGGCGCTGTCGACGCATTTGGTCGTGCGCGGTTTAGCGAACCTTTCACGCTGTTCGATTCGCAAAGTAGGTACGACAAGAGCGACGATTTCGACGAGTCTACGGCCACGGGTGGCACGGTCACGTACCTAGTGAACGAGAGCACGACCAACCTCAACGTCACCACGTCGAACGGCTCGGAGGTAGTGCGGCAGACGAAGCGGTCTTTCTCGTATCAGCCGGGCAAGTCGCTGCTGACTCTGAACACGTTCGTCATGGGCGCTGCGCAGTCGGGTATCCGCATGCGCGTGGGGTACTTCAACACCGAGAACGGCGTCTTCTTCGAGCGCAACGGCAGTGCCCTGCGGTTCGTGCGCCGCAGCTTCGTCACCGGCAGTGCCGTCGACACCATCGTCGAACAGGCGGATTGGAACGGCGACAAGCTCAACGGCACCGGGGACTCCGGGTTCACCATTGACCTGACCAAAGCGCAGATCCTCTGGGAAGACTTCGAATGGCTCGGGGTCGGTGCGGTGCGGTGCGGGTTCGTCATCAACGGGCAGACCATCGTCTGTCACACGTTCTACAACGCCAACAACCTCAACACCGTCTACATGACGACGGCGATCCTGCCAGTGCGTTATGAGGTGCGCAACACAACTGGTACCGGGACGGCCGCCACACTGAAGCAGATTTGTTCGACCGTTATTTCCGAGGGTGGTTACGAACGCAAAGTGGCGTTGAGCGTAGCCCGCAGGACTACGAGTGTCAGTGTGGCTACCGCACTGGTGCCACTGGTCTCCATTCGCCTTGCCGCGGGGCGCTCCGGTGCGATTGTTGTGCCTGATGGGTACTCTGCGCTCGGGTCCGGTGCCAGTGCGGAGTTCGAAATCGTCTTGCTCAAGAACCCTACGCTTACCGGGGCATCGTGGGTGGCATCGTCGTCGGCCAACGTGCAGGAGGACACCTCCGCAACGGCTCTGACCGGTGGCACCATCATCCGAGCGAACTACACCTCTTCGGGCGCGCAGGCTGGCGGGTCGGTGGACACTGTTGGTGACTATAATTGGGACTTGCAACTTGGGTCGACTATTAGCGGCACGTCGGATATCTACACCCTGGCGGCACGAACTCTGGGTGGCACACATACCGCGATTGGCTCCCTGTCTTACTGGGATTTGACGTAAGGCTTAATATGGCTACTCCCCAGACCCCCACCCTGCCAGAGTGGATCACCAACGCCGCAACTCTCGGCACGAAGCGGTATATCGACCCGCGTACCGATCCCAATTTCGGGTCCATAGCAGCCGGTTCGGGCTCCGCGACTATGGGGTCTGGGACTGGTATGGGGTTCTACACCGGACTCCCTAGTTCTGTTTTCGACACGTTTGGCGAAGGCATCGACGCGACGCAGCGGATCAACTTTGATAAGCTGCAAGAGTTCTTGGGTGGTAATCGGCTGGTTGAGATTGGCGGCGGCCCTGGGAACAGCGCGATCCGCTACATGGAGTCGCCGACCGGTGAAGTGGTCGGACCTGTTGACGCCTTCAGCTATAACGATCCGACATTTAGTGCTGCGATTGGCGCGTTGCTTTCAGGCTTCGGCGCTCCGCTTCTGTCGCCCTACCTCGGCACGGCCGGTGCCTCTGCGGCGATCAGCGGGGGGCTCTCTGCGCTCCAAGGCGGCAGTGCTCAGGACATCCTCAAGTCTGCGCTGGTGTCAGCGGCGATGCCCACCGTCACGGGGGCAGTGTCCGGCCCGCTCGGACAGGCTACAGACTTCCTGAAGAACGTCGGTGGCGAGACGTTCGGCAACGTCGCAAGCAACGCGCTGCGCTCAGGTACACAGGCCGGCATCGCCGCCTTGGCGGGCGGCAAGGACATCGGCGAAGCCTTCACGCGCGGGCTCATCGGTGGTGGGGTCGGCAGTGGCGTCAACGCACTCGGTGGCGAGTATTTCCCAGACCTCCCGGCGCCGCTTCAACGCGGTATCACTAACGCCGCCGTGGCGGCAGCACTTGGCAACGATCCTAGCAACGCTTTCATCAATAGCGTTATCCGCGCCGCGCCCGGGTACTTCCGAGAACAAGATCAGCAGGAGTTGATCCAGCGGGCGTACTCAGACCCGAGCCGCGCACTCGACGTGCTGCAAGGTACACAAGAGCTTGATATGCCGGATTATGGCGGCTACTCGGTGCAGGATCTCGGTGCGACTCCCGAGGCGTTGGCATCGTATGACCGGACCATGCAGGGCGTTGTCGACCGCGGTGGGTTTACGAGTCAGTGGCAGACGGTCGGCTCCGACAGGATCATGCTCGACGACGAAGGCACTGGTATTGGGATCAACACAGAGACCGGCGAAACGTACGCATTGAGTCCTGAAGAGGTTCAGCGGATGATTGACGCTGACCTGTTGAATACCGACACTTCAGGCTACGGACAAGCTATCCGCGGACCGGTGCCGTCCGCTCCGGCTCCCACCCCTGCACCCCGTGCTCCGATTGCCGCCCCCACCACTGCCCCGGCTCCGGCCCCCACCCCTGAAGCAGCCGATGGGGGGTTCGACCTGTCTGCGCTCATGAACCTGCTGACTCCCGCGGGTGCCCCCGCAGCCCCGCCCCCTGCCTACGAATCGGCGAATATCGGCGACCCGTACACCGGGCTCTATGAGCGGTATTACTGATAGGAACTTATATGTGGGATGAAAATATCTACGGTGACTACTATACGCCGGATGTATCCGGTGATTCAGGTCCGTCGTTTAGTGGTCTGACCCCCGCGCTTATCGAGAGCCTTGTAGGTACCGCTGGGTACGGTCCGTCTTCTGCGGGTGCCGGGGGTGACACGTCGAGTGGATTTTCGCTTGACTCTCTCAAGCAATTCCTAGCTCCCATTATTAAGCCGTTCATGACGGCTGAAGGCAAGCCTGATCTTCGCGCTATCGCCACTCTGGGTGGCGGCCTGTTGCCGCTGTTGATGGCTTCGCGGGGTGGCGGTGGTGGGCGGGCTCCGGCGTCGTACCAAGGTGGCATTCCACAACTGACTGCGCAGCGGCAGGCGATCCCGGCTGCTATGGACCCGAACCGCGTCCCGGGCAGCGGCGGTCAACGGTACTTCACCGACGTGCAGTACACCCCCAAGGGGGCGCAGGGTGGCCTCGTGAGCCTTCAGGATGGTGGGTTCGTGGTGCCTGCCGATGTCGTCTCGCACCTGGGTAACGGCAGCAGTAAGGCGGGGCTTGCACACCTCGCGCAACGCGGCGCGGTACCTATCCAGGGCAAAGGTGACGGGATGAGTGATTCGATTCCGGGCACGATCAACGGGCGCCAGCGTGCGGCCGTCGCCGATGGTGAAGCGTACATCCCGCCGAAAGCTGTGCAGCGAATGGGCGGACCCAAGGCGCTTTACGAGACAATGGAGCGCGTGCGTAAGGATCGCACCGGCACGCCCCGTCAAGGGCGACAGATCAATCCGAACGACTACGTGTAAACACTATGGCTGACAACACCGTCACGAGTCCGACCGGACAGCTTACCGGGACCGCGGATTCCCTGTCTGCATGGGCAGGGCCTTACGTCACCAACATGCTCGGCAAGGGTCAGGCCCTTGCGGACATGCCCTATCAGGCGTACACCGGGCCGCTGACGGCGGGACCGTCTGCGCTGCAACAACAGGCGTTCACGGGTATTGGTGCGCTGCAAGCTCCTACGCAACAGCAGATGGCGTTCACGCCGGGCACGTTCACGAACACCGGTATCGCCCAGCAGTACATGAACCCGTATTTGCAGACGGCGCTTGAGCCGCAGTTTGCACAAGCTCGGCGACAGGCGGAAATCCAACGCATGCAAAACGCGGGGCGGCTCGCACAGGCGGGTGCATTTGGTGGGTCTCGTCAGGCGGTGATGGAAGCCGAAGGCGACCGCGCTCTACTCGACCGAATCGCCGACATCACGGGTCAGGGCTACATGACCGCGTTCTCGGAAGGCCGCAACCAGTTCAACACTGAGCAAGACCGCCAGCGGATGGCGGCGAAGCAGGCCGAAGACCTCGGATTCCGCACGCTTGAACAACAGGCAAGACTCGGAGACGTTCAGCGTGACATCACTTCCGAAGGTATTGCGGCGGACATTGGGCAGTTCCGCGAAGAGCGCGACGACCCGTTCAAGAAGGTACAGTACATGCAGTCTTTGTTGCAAGGAATGCCGGTGGCTGCACAGCAGTACCAGTACGCCGAGCCGTCTATGCTGGATCAGATGATCCGCAGTGCTGGTGGTATTGGCGCGTTCCTTGAGTTGTTCAAGTCGAAGGGGTAAGTGATGCAGATGAATCCGACGACCCCGCAAGGTATTGGCTCCTTGTTGGGCGGGCAGTCCACCTCGCCGTCTGCGGCGGTCGGTAGTGTCTCCGACCGCCTTCGCACTTTCACGCCCCAACAAAACCTTCAGCGTGCCGGTGTCACGGGTGCACTGCTGGATGTCATGGCAGCGCAGAAAGCCGCCGAACAGATCAAGGCCGCTGCCCGCAACCAACTGCTCGCCACGGCTGCGCAACAAGGGCAGCCGCCCACGGTGGCCGAGAAGGTCAACGGTGAACTCGTTGGTGAGACTGCGAAGCTCGTCGGTGGCGGCATCGCCGCGACCCCCGCTGCCGAACAAGTAGCCCCGCAAGGGTTCGCCGAAGGCGGCATCGTCGCCTTTGCGGAAGGTGGTGCTACAAAAACTAACCCGCGTGAACGTAGGGAAGGTGAGAGTTTCGCAGATTACCGTAGCAGGATGTTCGCACTAGAACTCCAAGAGGCGCGGGATCGTAACGCTACCAATGCTGCGGCGGCCGAAGTAGAGCGGCAACAGCGCGAAGCAGAGCGACAGCGCCGGCTAGCTGAACGTGGTGGGGAAATTATTCCGCCCAGTCCGTTCTTCGACCGCGCCCCTCTAAATCTCACAGGTGCACCCGCCCCCGCGCCGCAAGTAAGTCGTACGGACACCGGCGACGAAACTGCACGACTTCAAGCACGGTCGGCGCGGTCTGCCCCTGCACCGGCCCCCGCTCCCACCCCTGCACCCGCTCCGGCTCCGAAACCTGCCCCGCGTGGGATCGCCGCTGCCGCCCCGCGTGTCGTGAGTACGATTGGTGGGATTGCTCCTGGTGCGGCGCCCGCTCCCGCGGCTCCCGCGGCTCCCGCGGTGCCCAAGATCGCATCGGTCCAAGACTTGTTTGCAGCCGCGGGTATTGACCCCGCAGCCTTGCGTGCGGCCGAAGAAGCTCGCGCCCGGGAAGCCTACGCCGAGTCACCGGAATTGGAGGCACTGCGCAAAGAGGCTATTGCCCGCGAGCAAGCGGCTATGAAGCAGCGAGCCCCGGATGAAATGCGCTGGTACGAAAAACTGGCTGATCTCGCCGCCAACATGGGGCCGGCTTCTTCCAGCATCGCGGGCACGCTCGGGTCGGTGGCTCGCACGACTGCGGATATGCGTGCAGCACAAGCTGACGCCATGCAGAAGCGGCAGGCCGCCATCGACGCCCTGCGCCGTCAGGGTATTGAACAGCGTGACAAGGTCCGACAGGCTGTGTATGGTGCGGGAGCGGAGGCGCAGAAAGCCGCCGAAGAGCGTCAAGGACGCGGCGCTCAGATCGGCGCTACTCTCGAAGGCACTCGCGCGCAAGCTGAAAGTGAAGCCGCTAGCCGTACGTCCCGCGAAAACGTAGCACGTCTTGATCGAGAAACGCAAGAACGAATTGCAAACACTAGACTGGCTTTCGAGCGGGCTCAGGCTGCTGCGCGCCTTGCGGCCGACAAAAACGCGCTAACTCAGAAGCATCTTGCGGATCTTCGTATGAACGCCAATAAACTTGCGCGCGAAGAACTTGAGAAATCTCCAAAATTCATTGAAACCCGCCGTAAAGACCCAGAAGCGTTCAACAATGCGGTTGAAGAACGTACACAGCAGTACTTTGATTCCGCACTGAGCGCAGCGCGTAACCCCGATAAGCCGGCTGTTTCTACTACGCCTACTGCTAAAACCGACGAACCGATGGACTTCATGAATATTATCGGCCGCTCAAGTTGATATGACTTATTCCATCAAGCTCCCTGATGGGCGAGTTGTCGCCAACATCCCCGACAACGTCCCGCCGCGTGAAGCGGCGCGGATGCTCATTGCCAAGGGGCTCGCACCGGCTCCTGAAACTACGTTTCTCGGCAACGTAAAGGAAGCGGCCAAGGGACTTGTGCCCGGTGCGGTGGGGTTCATTGAACAGGCTGCCATCGGTGCGTCTGCTCTTCTGCCTGACGAGTACGAAGCGGGCGTTCGCAAGACCATCGGCGATGTAGCGGGTGCTGCCAAGAAGCCGTTCGAAGCGGAATTCGGCTACGAACAAAGTGTGAGCCGTAAGCTCAGTGAGGCTGCGGGTTCTTTCATCCCCATGATCGGTGCCGCTGCTCTCGGTCCTGTCGGTATCGCGGGGGCCGCAGCGTTGGGTATCGGCGCTGGAGCCGGCGAAGCGCGTACGCGCGCCGAACAAGCGGGTGCTACAGAGGATCAACGTGCTATGGCTACGGCTCTTGGCACTATCCCCGGTGCCCTAGAGGTCTTCTCGCCGCTGAAGATCGTCAGTCGGTTGCCAAAAGGCGCAGTCGTCCAAGGCGTCGAACGCATCAAGCGCATCGCTCTGGCAGGGGGCGAGGAAGCCGCTCAGGAAGCTGCGTCCAACTTCGCGCAGAACCTCATCGCCAAGGGCGTCTACAAGCCCGACCAGGAACTCATCGAAGGACTCGGTGAGTCCGCAGCCTACGGCGGTGCCGTGGGTGCCATCGCGCAAGGTGTTCTCGACTTGGCGCTCGGCCGTCGCGCGCCGTCCGCCCGCGCTGCCCAACAGCAGCCCGGTGCTCAACCCGCTGCCGAACCCGGCGCACAACCTGCGGAAGCTGCCCCCACGCAGCCTGTCCTAAATGAAGACCCTATCGACCGGCTTAAACGTGAAGCCGCGCAAAAGCGTGCGAACCAAGTCGTTGAACCCGCCGCGCCGACTCCAACCGAAACTCCCGGAGAGGTCGCGGCGCCCGCCGAGGCCGCCGTTCCCGCTGAAGAAGCCGAAGCCCCTCGTGTAGTACGTAAGGGTGAGGAAGCCGCGACGCCTCGTCGCGGAGGTGAGATCCCGGAGACTCTGCCGCCAGTCTTGGATGACACCTTCGTGCGGACGATGGGCTTTGTGCCGACCAAAAAAGGCACGGGGCTTTATAACAGGCTGGTCGGGCGGGATCTAAGCGACCCCAAAGACCTCGCGGCCGTACACAACATCCTCGGCAACTACTTCCGCAAGCGAGAAGCGGAAGGTCCGCTGGCTGGCACGGGCTTGCGCGTGCAACAGGTCATCGAGCGCCTGCCACCCCTGCCCCCGCGTGGGAAACCCACTGCTGAAGCCGCGCCCGAAGCCGTAGCGCCGGAAGCCGTAGCGCCGGAAGCCGTAGCGCCCGAAGCTGCGCCCGAACCTGAAGCTGCGCCCGAAGTCGTCGATGAGACGCCCACGCAACCTACCACCCCCACCGCCACCGGAGCGCCCGATGACGTTGCAACTGAGTCAGCAGGAGTTGGAGTCGGCGTTCCTGTGGCTGGCGGACCCGCTGCCGTCGCCCCCGCCGAAGGACTTGGAGAGGTTGAGCCAAGCGGAGTGGTACGTGCTCCAGAAGATGTTGGACGAGTTAATGGAAGAGAAGGAGAGCCATCCGGTGCAGTAGAGCCGACCCCGCCGCTGGCTTCGCCCTATGAGCCCCCGATCCGTGAAGGACTCACGCCCAAGCGCATTGATGCGCTACGTGAAAAACTAGCTGCACAACGAGAACAGATCCGAGCCCTCGAAGCCCAGCGCGATACCGCGGAGCGCGAACTTGCGCTCGCCGAAATGACGGGCGACGAAGACGCAAAAGCTGCGGCGATTGACGCGCACGAGATTGCACGTCTAGCACTTAAAAAGGCTACTGATACAGCAGATCGCGCTTACTGGAAGCTCTACGACAAGAAAAAAGCTGAACTCGAAGAAGATGTAGGTGAAGCGTATATTGAGAACTTGAAGGCGCAGCGCGAAGCTGCGAAGCGTCCTGTTTACCCGTACAACTTGACATCGGCCGAAGCCGTACGCGAAGAAGTTGAATACCAAGTTCCGCACAACCGGGACGAGTACAAAGAATACATCGAGAAGTACTACACTTCTGACCGAAAACTTCGTCGTAATGTAGATGAAGCTGACGCGGTTAAAGACGGCATTCGTCTGCTGGAGAAGCTGTCCATCCGCTTCAGCACGCCCAAAAGCGTAGCGCCTGATCGGGCTATCTCTCGTAAAGAACTTGACGCCGTCGTCGCGCGGGTCGAGAAGGCACTGGGCGGGCGTGTTGACATCGAAGTTGTTGATGATGTTGCCGATGCCTTCCCGGACCAGGAGCCGGGATCGCGCTCGGGCGTGTTTCACGAGGGCAAGATTTACCTCTTCCGCACCGGCATCGAAAGTGGTGTCGAAGGCGAGAAGACGATCTTCCACGAGCTTTTTCACCGTGGACTGCGTACGCTCTACCCGCAAGCTGAATACTTTAAACTCACCAACAAGTTTTACGAGCAAGCCTCCGACATTCGAAAAGCCGCGGATGCCTACCTGAACAGCCCCACCGGTAAGGCCGACACGAAGAACATGAAGCCCCCGGTCGCGCGTGCCGTGGCCGTGGATGAAGCTCTGGCGATGATCGCCGAGAACACGAACGCCTCGCCGTCTGCGATGCGTCAGGTGGGGAACTTCCTCGCCAACGTCGCCGACCGCATCGGGCTGCCGCGCGTCGCGCGTGCCATCCGTACGATGGGCTACAGCCCCTTGCAGAAGTTCGTGCAGGATGCCGTGCTTGCCGGCCGTCGAGAGACCGCAGAGGGTGAGACCCGCTTCGCCACGCCTGGGCTGCGCCAGCAGACGCGCGCCGCTGCGGCCGGCGTTGACGTGATCGGAGAACAGACGGACAAGGTCACCAAGTCCAAGCAGAACCTCGCTGTGCGTACGCGGATTCAGGTTGCCGACACGATGGCGGGGCTGGACGCCGCGTTCTTCGACCCGTTCGGGGGCAAGACCGTATCTGCCGGGGGCATCGTCAACCCCTCTGTGCTGTTGTCCCGCGCGCTGGACGCATCGCGCTTCAGCGAGTCGCTGAAGGAGTTCGGCACCTTCCTCAAGCGCAACGGGCTGTGGCAAGTCGACGAGACGACTCAACTCGGCCAAGACGGTAAGCCGCTGACCTACGTCAACGTGCGCGCCCGGATCGCGGATGCCGCGCGAGCGGCCGGTGCCGACATCAACGAATACACCAAAGACATCGACACCCTTCTCTACGCGCATCGGGAATACAACCTGCGCGAGATGAACAACGACCTGGAGAAGCAGGCCGCTGCACTGGATGCTGCCGCTGCGAACCAGACCAACAAGAACAAGGCCGCCCGCCTCCAGAAGAAAGCACAGGAACTCCGCGAGGAAAAAGCGAAACTACAACTCGACCATGCGGACCTGGATCGGCTGGAAGCGGAATTTCAAGCCGACGAATTCATCCAGGGTATTTCTAAAGACTTGGATCAGATCCGCTTTAACCTGCTCGACAATCTCGTCGAAGCGGGGCGTATCTCCAAGGAACAAGCGCAGGAGTGGAAAGACAACAAGGGGTACATTCCCTTCCGTCGCGTTGAAGACTACCAACAGACGTTCGGGCAAGACGGCAAGCGCGGTGCGCGCGGGGCCGGTGCCATGCGTAAAGCGAAGACCTTCGAAGGTAGTAAGGACCGGCAGTCTACGTCCGTGACGGACAACTTCTCATATTTCATGGATTGGGCAGTGTCCGAGACCATGAAGAATGACGCCAC